GAGGTTTTTCATCATGTTATACATGACTTCTGCGCCCTTGTCTATATCTCCTTCACCTGCATTTCTAACAGCGTCAGCTGTAAATACAAACTCATTCTTAGACAGTCTAGCAGGCACATCGTCAGCTCTTTCCATTCGACCAATAGGCACGAACCCACCTTCTTCTCTGTAGTCTTTTTCCATGCCGTCCATATCTAGTAATGGCATAGTTTTTTTAGCTACTGGTTCTGCATCTCCGCCTTCTTGATAACCCATTCTCATTAAACCACCATCAGCAGCAAATCTTGGTGCTAAAAAGTTGTAAGGGTTGTTTCTTATATCTGCAATGTTAATACTATTTTTTCTGTAGTATTCATCTAAATCTATTTTATCATCATCTTTATCTTTACCTATACCTAATGCATCTAGAGCAAAAGGAAGACCAAAGCCTAAAGTTAAACCGCCTTTTAATGTTGGCATCATAGATCCACCACCCGTTGTAAGACCTAACTTACCAAATAAACCTTTAGTAAAAGGAGTTCCTTGTAAATATTTCATAGGGCCTGCTGCTTGTGAAGCTGCTTGTCCAAATAATGTTGATTTTAATCCTGCTAAACCTTTTCCACCACCAAAACCGCCACCAAATTTAAATAACGCTGCACCTAATGCAGCTTTACCAAACGGTGACTTAGCAACTTTTTTAACAGCTCTTGTTGCTTTCTTAACTAACTTACCTAAGAAATACATTTGTCTTCCTGATTCAAGGTCCATGATTCCTCCTTCAGGAGTATCTTCCATCATACCGCCATCCATTTTTCCTGCACGTCCACCATCTGCAAGACCTGTGAAATCAAATATAGAGCCCGCGAATCTTGGAGCAAGGCCACCTAGATTTCTTTTAGGTGTTTCAGGATCAGCTGGGTCATTATTTACGAAACAATACGCAGGTGGGTTAGGTCCTTTACAAGGATCCATTTCTTGATTTCCTCCGTCATTGTCTGGTAATTCAACTTTATTTCTATTCATATAATCATTAAATTCTGATTGTGTGACAGTATCATTAGGATCAAGAACTCTATCCTCCATTTGAATATCTTCTTTTAAATCCGCTAATGTATCTGCTTGTTTAGCTGTTGTTCCAAAAGTTACTTTACCAGTAACAGGATCTACACTTTTTGTATATTGAGTTTGAGAACCTATTTCTCTTATTGAATCTTCATCAAAATATTTTGTTGAAGGATCTATTGTAAAAGCACTTCCAATTCCTGAAATAAAACTTGGAACTTCATAACCACCGATTGTTAAACCTTGACTATCGATAACACCTAAATCTTCTAAATTTTCATCTTTAGTTCTTTGAACATAACCTAGCTTATTAAATAAATTTTTTTTATTTAATGCAGCTTCCTCTAATCTTCTTTTTCTTTTTGCTCTTCTTTTTCTATCGTTTTCTAATGACTCTTGAAATTTTTTAACCTCTTCTTTTTTTTTAGCATTATCTATAGATTCTTGTGTAGCATAACTTTGATCTTCATATGCTTTTCCACCATATTCTTGTTTAACATTTACATTACCACCATAATTTCCTCCAGCTGATGCTCCACCTGCCGGTCCTTGATTAGTAGAAGAGTTATTATTACTACTACTATTATTTGTGTTACCCCCATAATTTCCTCCAGAAGATGCTCCACCTGCAGGGCCTTGTGACGAACTTCTACTTGGTGGCCCATAAGATGAACCACGATAACCTGGACGTTTACCATTCGCTGGTTTGTTTACAAGTTGCTGGTATTGTTGTGCGTTTGTTATTGCCATTACTCTGACGTTGCTCCTAATGGTGGCATCGCTGCCACTTTTACTTTTAATGATCTTGTTATGTGTTCTTTTTGAGTAGCTGTTTCAGGATTAGCAATATCATCTTCTGCTTCTTGATCAGAATTATATTCATAATTTGTTTGTGTATTTCTTAATACTACTTCAGTTTCACACTTTACAACTGGTACTTTTTTACCATTTATCATTGTGTATGCTACTGATCCTTCTTCTTTAAATGCCATAATTAATCCCTGTTTATTTCCAATATTGCACAAGTACCTTCAAATATATTTGCTGAAGCAGCTTGTAGTTGTAGTTTGTCATTCTCTTCTAGCACAATTGAGCCATCAGAGATAGACTTAGAATCCCCTGAGTTTACAGTATGTTCAGCAAATTGAAAAGCAGTTGTTGTTGAATTATCATATAAAAAAGCTTTTATTTCTGTGTTTCCACCACCAACATTAGCTGTGTGTATGTTCTGTATTATAGCTCTAGAGTTAGAAGGTACAGTATAAACATCTGTCACATCGGTTGTAGTTAGATTAAAGTTAGCGTTTTTATATATATTTGCCATATTAATTTCCTGATTTAAACCAAGTAAATCTTTCCGTTTCTTGTTTTAATTCATTTAAAAATGTAGAGTTTAATTGTTCTACTACTAAAGCAATTGCTCTATTGATTTGTTTTTGATTTGAAAAATCGTATTCTTCTTTTGGTTCTGGTATTCTCACTACTACTTTAGCCATTATCTACGTCCATCCGGTTGTATATCTATTCTTAAAGTTCCAAAACGCCAAGACTCACTAACATCAGTATTTTCTATCTTAATGTTAACAAATCTTCCTCTGGCTCTAGTATCTTTTTTATCAGTACTAGCAGTAATTGTAAAGGGACTTAAAGCAGTTGTTGTTTCTGATTGTTGTGGGTAACGTTTAACAGCAAGTGTTACTTTTGCATTACCTTGCAAATCTTTAAAGTCTGGTACAAATCTTCTCATAGCTAAAAATACCTCACCCGCTACTGTAGGACCACTTGATTTACCTTGTGCATCTTTTTGTTTAGCTTGTAAATCGAAGTCAAATGATTTTATAAATGATGTAACAGTTGTTGTACTACCATTAGGATTTACCTGATCAGTTCCTACTTCATGTTCAAACAATGTTGTTTGACCTAAACCTGATTGACCAACAATTACAGGGAAAGTACCTGAAGCTGAATCATTAAATTTAGTAGCTGATGGTTTAGGATATACACTAGCATCAATCCAAGAAGTTCTTGCCTCTGTTCCTATATACCAAACTCCACCTTTCATAGGTTCACCATAATTAAATACAACATACTGATCATTGTAATCAGAACTAGTTGATGGATAATACCAAACAACCTCTGTAAATAAGTTATTTATACCTGCACAGATCTGTTGTCCTTTTGTAGTATCTGCTTGATCATAAACATAGTCTTCAACAGAACATGGTAAAGATTTAACTGTACCATCAAACATAAAGAAACCATTAGGACTCATCCAAAATGCAGCACCATCTATTTCAACAGCAGCATTTTTACCTATCAATCCACAGTTAGTACCTACTTGTTCAAAACCGAATGTAAAAGGTGATCCAATAAATTTCATTGTATACAATGCATTATCTGTCCAAACTAAAATTGTTTCTTTTGCTTTTAAGGATCCCATAATTTTTGTACCATCTTGCAATCTTTGTGTACCAGCTGAATTAATTGCTGTTGGTGTATAATCATTTATATCTTCTTGATCCGAGAATCTAATAAACATATCGTCTTGAGATGTTGTATCTCCAATAATAGTTTCTGTTCCTAAATGAATTAAGTGACGTGTTGTAGGAGATACTAATGTAATTCTAGTTGCTGTTGGATTAGCTGATGTAGAAAATCCTGAAGTTGATGTAGATGCTCTTACTGTTAATCTTGAAGCATTACCTGCATCCCATGTAAAAGTTTTTCCATTTGCAATTGTTGCAATTAATACTTGACCAAAATTACTTAAAGACCATAATCCAGGTTCAAGAGAAACGTCAGATGCTGAAGCTGCTTCTCCCCATGCTCCATTGCCCCATGTATCAATACCCCAACCATAACCATATGATTGCTCTGCTGGTCCAACTTGTTCATAAGGTTTAACTTCTAAACTACCACCTGTTGAAACTGTTGCTGTTGCATTAGAACTTTGTGTAATTGTAAATACACTTGTACTTGTAACTGAAGTTACTTGAAATAATTTATCTTCAAAATCAGAATTTTGATAACCTGTACTACTTGGTAAAGTTACATTATCTAGTAATACAATATCACCTGCAGATAAACCATGGTTTGATTTTGTTATGGAACAAACAGCAGAGTTATTAGTCGTGGCTATTGTGCAAGATGACAATGTAGCTTTTAAAGGTGTAATGTCATAGAGTTGACCTTCAAAGTATATAAGTAAAAATTTATCTGTACCAATTGCAATGTATCTATTTCCATCTAAGTCTACGAATGCAAACTGACGTCTTGCAACACCTACTATTGTATCTGTAACTAATGACGACCAACCACCTACTTTTTCAGGTAGTCCGTATCTAAATCTAGTATTATCACAATCAACCCATCTGTTTTCAGCACCAGATGCAGTATCTTGTTTATCTATTCCTGGTAAGACTTTAAAATCAATTAGAGCCATGGTCCGTGCTCCTATATGTTGTCTTTATAGATCCAGCCTCTAGTTGCATTAACATACACTAAAGTAAATGCAGCACCATTAGCATTAACCACTAAATTAGAAGCGGCACCTAAAATATTAGAACTGTTTCTACCGATTGTTAAATTGTTAGATGCAAAAGCATTACCACTGTCTATAAAATGTACTTCATTACCTATTGCAGGAGATGCCGGTAAGTTAATTGTAACTCCTGTACCAATACCACTCCCTGATGTGTTTATTAATAATTGATCACCATTAACTGCTGTATAAGTAGAAGGTGGTGTGTAATATCCTTTTGTTTGTAATTTTCCTGTAATGTTTGTGCCATCAGAATATAAAACTGTTGTTGATCCTACAGGTAAAGTAACACCTGTTCCTGAAACTGTTTTAACTGTTAATGTATAATTAGAAGAAGATCTAGCTGTTGCATCTTCTACAATGAAAACTCTTTCAGCACCATCAGGCATAGTCACTGTTCTAGCTGCTGTTAAAGTCCCTGTTAGTTTGTAGTATAAATTTTTACCGTTTGCTGTTGCATGATTAGCTAAAGACAAAGCAACGTCTCCTGAACCTACTGCAAGTGATAAATAACCACTAGCTGCTTGTTCCAAAATTTGTAAGTTTGTATTAGTAATAGTTCCCCATGTACCAGATTTTTCACCTGTTGTTATGAGTTCTAGTTTTAAGTCTGTCGATGTACTTGATGCCATAATTCTCCTATGCGTCAGGGTCTATCGGGACCCAAACTTGATTTACTCCTGGTGGTATCGGGTTCCATGATATCACACTTACAGGGTTATTTGCAAGGTTAATTTGTTGTCCCGTAACATCTACTCTAACTGTTATATCTCCTATTGCATTACCAATTGCAATATTTAACCTATTACCATTAGCTAATACAACAATACCCCCTCCACCGACTCCGGCGAAAGTAGTTGATGAAAAAGATGTTGCTCCAAAAAACATTACGGTGTTTGAATCCTTGTCCAAGTTTGGCCGGCGCCAGGTACTACACCGTCCCATTGTTTAATATTAATAGAAGTAGGTACCGCTACTTCTAACTCACTACCTGTAGGTAATACAGTTGCTTTAGCTTTAATAGTTACTGTTCCGGTAGATAAGTTTTGTCTATTAGTTGTAACAATAGCTGTTGCGTTAGCTTTGGTTGTAGCATTTCCAATAGCAATTTCAATACCACTTCCTGTAGGTGTAATT